CACTAATGGAGACTGTAATTATGTAATAAATTACGTAATTACGGAAAAAGGGTTTTTGATGAGTAATATTCATCATTTGGGCGGTGCTGATAGTACAGCGTGTAAGCCGTTTTTTGTTGATTGGTTGAATTGTTGGCAGCAGTTCCCCGAAGGGTCGTATCCTGACTTCTTAGGGGGACGCGTGGTCTCTATCAATGCTTTCAATGGTCAATGTTCTTTTACTTCCTGTTCTGTCCTCGATGAGGATACGGGGGAGGTTACAGAATCGTGGGCTTTGAGTGGCGGTGAAGATTTAGATTACAACGTTCCTAAGTTCGCATCTCACAGGGGATCATTTGAAACGAATCTTATGATTCGTTTTGTTAATGGTCGTCTAGAGGTTCGCGGCAACCCTTCCGCTTATGGTCGCCTTGATAATGTTTTTGGTATTGGTCTCGATGAGTCGATAGAGATCTATAATCAAGTTCTTGAGTCCTTGGGGCTTCCCTGCTTCACTGTTGGTGAAGAAACCAAAACATGGCTACAGCGAGAGCAAAAATTTGTTACTGATTACACTGGGGTTCGTATTACTCGCGTAGACCTTACTTGTAATTATGCTGTTGGTATGGGTAACGTTAGGAACTATCACAAGTGGCTTGCTCGTCAGAAGTTGTACCGTTCTTCTACCAGTGATGATGATTTACAGAAACTCGTACAGCGTGAGTACAGCACTGTTTATCTTTCTACTTCCGCTTACTGGATGAATGTTAAGGCTTATGACAAGGCTCAAGCCATTGAGGATGTGGCTTTGCCTGAGTATAAAAAACGCCTGAAAGCAGCAGCCCGTGAGGGAAGAATTCCAAAAAATCAGATCGATTTGTTGTATAATGAAGCTGAGAATTATTTGATGCAGTTAGCCGCTTGGTGTGCTGAGATTGGTCTGACTCGTTTGGAATATTCTTTGAAGAATCGTTGGTTTGCTCAGCGTGAGGGACTTGGTAATTGGGAACCAGGCACGACTGAAAGCGATTTATTAGACTTTGTTGAAGAAGAAGCGCAGAAGATAAGTGATAGAGCTATGGTGCATCAGGTAGAAGATTTTTCGAGTTTGACTCCTGCGGAGTACGGGACTTTGGACAGATGGAAGAAGGGTTTTGACATTCGTGAATATTATTCCAAGTCAGGATTTTATAAGGTACGTTCTTCAATCCTAAAAAAAACGGGCTACGATATTGCAGCCCGTCCGGTTGGTCTTGATAAGCTTACTGAGTCGCGGCCTGTTTATTTTCAGGTTCGGCCTTTGTCCTTGGCTTCCGCGCCGTCGTTTTACCAGATGCCGCAGGTTGCTTAAGTTCAGTTATCATTTTCTCATAAAGTGCCTTTGTTGCATCCAGCTCAGCGCGACAAGCTGTTAATTCTTTCTCAGTTTGTTGCGCTTTTTTGTCGCTAACTTCTAGTAATTTCTCTAGCTTGCTAACCTCTGCTGTCAGTTCCTCGTTTTCCTTAGTTGCTAACTCAAGATCATCTTTCACCATTTTAACGGTGTCAGTTGCTTCCTGTTTTACTGCCTTAACTTCCTTTTTCGCTTCTTTCTGGCAAAGGTTCCAGATAGTCGCACAAGCTTGTAAAACGGCTTCCTCTGCTTGAGGTGGCATTTCAGAAGCGTCAATAACTTCCGCGTCTTGTGATTTCCAGTTGCCTAGGTGTTGGCTGATTGTTGAGAAAGAGCCTTCGCCAATTTCCGAGCGAACCAGTGTGATAGTTGGCTCTAAGCCTCTCGCCTTGATTGCGTTAGCAGCGTTAAATACTTGGTCTTTTGTGATGCCTTTTCTTGCCATTGTTCTGTTTCCTTGTTTGTTGATTACGTAATTATGATATTACGTAATTACGTAATCGTCAAGTGTAATTACGTAATTACAGTAAAATTACGTAATTACTCGTCTAGCTTATCCGCTTTGTTCAGTTTTTTTGTCAGTTCGTTCCACCCTTTGATAACTGTCTTTTTTTTTGACTCTGGTAACACTTCTAACAATATTTCACGTGCGTTAGAGAAGCCCAATCTGTCCATGATGATCAGTTTTGTTGTTACGCTTGGCTGAGTCTTGTTTGTCCTAATTTGTTGAATTGCTTGCTTACTTATCCCTAAAACCTTAGCAAGTTGAGTATCGTTCTCTAAGTCCCACTTGGTTTTTAGGTCGTCTAGTCTCTTATTCCACTTCTCGGTCAAATTGTCCTCCTTAGACAAGTACGCTTGACAGGTTTAAAAATCGTCCTTATTCTATCAGCATAGTCAAGCGTGATTGACTTAAATTTGAATTTAAAGACATTAGTTAGGAAATTTGGTGATTTTATGAGTGCTATTGACAACAAGGCTTTGCAGAATTTGCAATTAAACGTAACGGGTAAGGTTCTGCGTACTCGTAACTATGACGGCATGTTTTACACCGCTGTTATTTGTCCTGCCAAGGATGCCTACTCTCGCCCTTCAATTGTGGAAATTCGTTCTAAGTCTCGTCTTGGTGCTCAAGTCGATGAGGAAATCAAGGGAATGCTTTGTGAGCTTTCAGGGTTTGAAGGCAAGGCTTATCGAGTAACTGACCGTGACACTGGCGAACAACGTCAGATTAAGCCGGTTAATCACTTCTTAGATTTGGTCGAATAATATGGCGGTTTGCACATTGGTAGATGAAACGGGTTACGTTCGTCAATCGGTGCAATCCGTTGAGGAGTGTACTGGTTATGTTCTGGTATCTCCTGCTGAATACCACGCAACCGCCGACACCTTTGCACCAACATCTAGCGGGGTCGCATCTGCTTTCATGTGGGGCTTCGGTGCGGTGGTCGTAGTGGGTTATCTCTCTGCTTATGCCGTTGGTGTGGCTAAGCAAGTAATCAACAAACTGTAAAAGGAAATAACCATGTTTAAAGGTATCAAAAAAGCCGCGACTGTTGTAGTCGCAACTGCTGTAACTGCTCCTGCATTCGCTGAGGGTGGTACTGGGGGCGCAGGTGATATTTTTGCTGCTGTCGATTTATCTTCTGTAACTGGCTTTGTGACAACGGCAGGCGTAACAATCGTAGGTATCGCCCTTGCAATGAAAGGTATCACTCTGGCCAAACGCGCACTTAACAAGGCGTAGTTATGACGGCAGGGCTTGCGCTAGCCCTGTTCTACGGGCTTTGCGCCATGATAGGAGCCTTATCAGGCTTTGCATTTGTTCAAGGGTTGAAGTGATTCAGCCCTTTTTTTATGGGGTTTATATGCGATTGTCACAACAATTTTATTGGTTGTTCATCGCGCTTATGTTGCTTTGGAATCATCAAAGCCATGCGATAACCAATATCGGCACATGGTATCAGGGCGCAGGAAGTGCCAGCTATACCAGTTTGGAAAGGGCTTGTAAGTCCTATGCAGATTACAACAATGCAAGTGATGATAGGTATCACTGGGCTTTGTATAACATTACAGACCATGAAACTGTCATTGGTAAGTATTACTGCAATTTAACCAGGGACGGGGAAATATTCTCTAATGCTCCAATTGCTGAAATTGAACTTGTCGGATGGAATAGGGGCGCGTCTGCTGTGCGTTATCGCCATGATGCTAGAGATTTGACCTATGATATTTTGCCATTCTGGAAGTATTCAACATTCAAGGCAACAACTCCTAAGGCTGTATGCGATCACATCATCGAGCGAAATCAATCATCCACGTATGATTATGTTTATTCACATATGGAGGTGTATCACATCATGCGTTACACCTTCACGCCTTCATGGTTCCAGTGCATCGCAAAGAAAAGGAAAGTTCAGAAAGATTCCTCATTGCCTCCTTATCCTTGGGGTTATGTTTTTCTAGGCACTGCAAAGACAGACGGAACTCAAGAGGGAACATCTGGCGGTGTTTCTAATCCATGTGCTGATAGTTCGGTTTGTTCTGGCGGTTCTAGTGGTGGTGATAGCGGTTCTGGCGGTGACTCAGGTTCTGGCGGTGATAGTGGTTCTGGCGGTTCTGCTGACTTGTCAGGTGTTGAGTCAAAGATACTAGAGCTTAATACAACCATGTTGGAGGGTAACGTTACAGCTCTAGAGTCAAAGACTGAATTGATACGTATCAGCACAGACATACTAGGGTTAGATACTAAGTTAAGTGAGCTGACCACAGAGCAGATTAAGACGAATACTAATTTTTTGGATCTTCTCGATAAACAAGATCAATCAAAAGTGTTGCTTGAGTCTATCAGTGAAACTAACCCTCAAATTGTCACGAAATTAAATGAGTTGAAAACTGAAACGGGCGCTTCCTTTGGTGAGGTTGTAACGACTATTCGTAATAGTTCGGCTGATGAAACAGCCAAATTACAAGCGGTAGAAAATGCGCTTGCAAGTCTCGAGAACTCAAACACTCAAGGCTATGAGTCCCTCAATCGAACTCTTAGCGGTTTAACTGTTACCGCAGATAACTCCGATACCGTAGCTGCTATTGCTGGTCTGGAATCGTCAATTGAATCATCAAATAATGCCGTTAGGGATGCAGTCACTCGGGGTAATTCTGGCGTTGAGTCTGCTATTGATTCCCTTGCTCTTACGAATAGCCGTAACACTCAATCAATCGTGTCAGCAATCAATGGTATTGATACTGGGGGCGGTAACGGTGGCACTGTTAATGTGGACATGTCGGGTGTTGAAAATGGCCTTGGTGATGTTGAATCAGGCATTTCAGATTTGGGGGACAAAATTGACGGTCTAGGAGAAACAACCAAACAGGCCAAGACAGAGCCAGATAAAAGCGGCAAAAGTTTTTGGGACAGTTCTTACCCTGATGGTTTTAAGGGAATCTGGCAAGACAAGAAAACAGCACTACAGCAAACGCGCTTTGTTGATTGGCTGAACTCTTTCAAGCTTCAACTTGGCGGTGATGCTGCCGTTCCTGATTGGAGTATGTGCTTTGACCTCGGTATAGCTGATTTCGGTTGCCATGATTTCACATTGGATAGCCGTATCTGGGGAGCTATTCGAATCTTCATTCTTATTACGGCTGCGTTCTTGTGCCGTCGCTTGGTATTTGGTGGTTAAAATGGATTTATTGGATCTTCTTATTACTTTGGTCTTTGGGCCTTATTCCTTTTTTATCGGCATGTTCTTTTTACTTCGCGTTACGTTTGGCTATGTCGTTGACGTTTATAAATTCATGTCATGGTTTGGTTTCATTGGCTCGGCCTCGCTTGTTTATCTGATAGCAGAGCTGATTACCATCGCAGAGTCAGCGGGGGTGTAATATGTTGGATTGGTTTGTTGATAGATGGAATGACTTCATAGATTTTACGTATCGAGTCGTTATGACGGTGTTCGATGCGCTTAAGGACGTTTTATTCTGGCTTGTTGAATCTCTTCTTGATTTGGTGATATTCGCTATTGATGGGATGGGTAACATGTTCAACGGATTAGACTTCACTCAATACATTAATGCGCTACCTCCTGAGACAAAGCAAATGCTTGCGCTTACTGGTATATCTGACGCTATGAGTATGGTTGTCGCTTGTATCCTGATAAGAATCCTCTTGCAATTGATTCCGTTCGTTCGTTTGGGGAGCTAGTGACATATGGCATTAAATATTCTTGTTGGTCGTCCAGGTTCGGGCAAGTCTTACGAATCGGTTGTCTATCATGTAATTCCTGCGCTCAAGGATGGGCGCAAGGTTGTCACTAATCTCCCTTTAAATCTAGAGCATTTCAAGCAAGTGTTTGGTGATGATGTTTTAGAGCTTATCGATATACGAGAAGATAAGTTTGATAAAGAGAATGGTGTTATCAAGGCTCTATCACGCCCTGAGGATTTCACTCAAGATGAATGGCAGAACGAAAAGGGGCAAGGTCCTCTTTTTGTTATCGATGAGTGTCACTTCCAGTTCCCCAAAACGGGCAGAGGTAAGCAAGCTCAAGAGTCGTTACTCGACTGCTTAGAGTATTTCTCTATGCACCGTCACTATGGTCATGATGTTTTATTTATGACTCAGTCCCTAGGCAAATTAAATAAAGACCTTAGGGACATGATAGAGATTCAATATATTGTTTCTAAGCACACAGCAGCAGGCAGTCAAAAGAGTTATACACAAAAAGTAATGGATGGGGCTTCCGGTCGTCCTAGCTGCGTTAATACAAAGGTACGAACTTATAAGAAGGAATTTTTCCCTTTCTACAAGTCGCATACTAAATCTGACAAGTCAGTTGATGAAGCACACGCAAAAGATATTAAGCCTGTCTGGAAGCATTGGAGTTTCTACGGTGCTGCTCTCTGCGCAATATTCGTCATTTACAAGCTAACACAGGGCAATATCAATCCTTTAAGCCCTGCTCAAGCACAGAGCCATACAGAGACGCAGCAACAGGCAACGCCACAAAACAAGCCTTTGCCAGTTCAGCAAGTATTGAAGGCCGAAGAACCCAAACAAAAAACACATCCATTTTCAAAGGTGAATCTTCATGTAAGCGGTTGGGCTGATGCCGGCTATTTTGACAAGCAAGGTAAGTATGTTCCTGACTATCGCGTTTACTTCACTATGAGCAGGAACGGGCAACCATTGGGAGATATTAAAATGCGTGATCTTCTTCTTGCTGGCTATGATGTTAGCGTTCTGGGTGAGTGCGTTGTAAGAATCCAGTACAAAGCAACGGATTATGATGATTTCGTTCTCTGTGATACTCCTGCCGTCTCTATGGGTGGCATTGCTGAAACTGCATCGCTTTAAATTGAGACGCTTGGTTCTGTCAAATATGCGAGCTTGCGAGTCTTTTGATAGAAACGAGTGTCCGACAGAGCGAAGCGGCGTCAGCATTACAGTTATATGTTTTATCTAGTGTGTGTTAAAAATATTGACAGTGCTTATTTTTGCGCTTATTCTTGCTGTATCAATTACAAACACTGTAGGTTTTACGATGATGGATGATATGTATATTCGTTACATTGATGCTTTGTTTCTTTGTAATGGCTTTGCTCGACCAAAGGATCTAATTGAGCGTTTTGGTATGAATCGAACCAAGGCTAGCAAGCTTTTTTCTATATACCGTGACGAAATGAAGGCTTCCATTATTTTTGAAGTCTCATCAAAGACTTATGTTGCGTCATCGGATTTTGAACCCTCGTTTGACTGGCATAAACCAGAGGCTAACGAGTTTATTTTTTGCGTTAATACCGTCTTTGACAAGGTGGGTTTGGTGGAGCTGAAAGGCTAACCATGAGAAGGGGCCCCCGCTTGCGGGGTAGCGTCTCAGGGTTAGATTTTTAGCTCCTGAGTCACGAAGTGACTTTACGGTTTAAGTAACACGTAAAGTTAGTCCACTAATGGAGACTGTAATTATGTAATAAATTACGTAATTACGGAAAAAGGGTTTTTGATGAGTAATATTCATCATTTGGGCGGTGCTGATAGTACAGCGTGTAAGC